CGGTCGTCCACGGATCCCAGGTGGAGAGATTCGAGCGTTCGATGACCAACTCATCGGTGACATAGTATAGCGTCCCCTCCTGCACACTGGAGGCAGCAGGTTGGAGTGCTCTGGTGCCTTGCTGGAGGATCTTCCGTGTCTTGGCGAAGGCCATTACGGTGTCCTCATCTGGGCCACCATGATCGTGTCACCGAGCGCGTAGATCAGTTCCGTCTGCGGGACATCCCCATCCGTCAGCGGTGACCAATACCAGCCCATCGCGACCGCAGGAATCGTCCCCGGCAGGATATTGCCGCCGTCAATCACCGTCAGGCCTGTATCGGTCCCAGTCCCGCCATGCGCCGGATCCAGGATCCCTGTCGCTTGTGACAGGTTCGGCGGAGCCACGGCTTGACCCGCAATCGTGTCCCACCACGCTTGATACTGCCGAATCCCCCCAGAGCCTTCAAATCCGCTCCCATCCGCTTTCGCGGCTCGTCTGGGCTGTTTCGTGGCTGATAGGCTGCCGCCTTCGACGGGGCCGACCGTGAAGTTCCCCGTAGTGCCTGCTGCTGCTGACCCAAACACCAGCGCGCCGGTGGTGGTCGAGCCGAGCGTCGTGCTGCCAGTCCCGACTGTCAAATCTGCCAGTCGCATGTCGGTCGGCAGTTCGCCCGTGCTGACCGACCATCCCACCCTGACCGTCCCGGCCGACATCGACACCGCATCCGGGTTGAACAGGTTCGCGGAGGTGGAGAGGACGTAGCCATTGCTCGAGGTCGCAGGCCGGATCGTCAGTTGGGTGTTCGTGAGTTCCACGACCCAGATCGCGCCGGAGATGAGCACCGGCACCATGGCCGCGACGACTTCACCCGTCCGTGGTGCAAAGGACTGCAGGGTTCCGGTCCCGGTATCTCGGAGGTGCCATGCACTGGTCGTGTCCTGGTAGGCGACTGACCCGTTCTTGCTCCTAAGCCGGTTCGATCCGTCCAGCACGCTGGTGGAGTTGATCCACAACTGCGTCCCGGAGCTGTTATAGGACACCAGCCCGCTGTCGGAGGTGTAGTTCTGCACCACCACCAGCCGGCCCGTCTCGTCAATGTCTCCCAGAGCCGCCATCGGCAGCGTGGCAAGGATGTTCGACCGCACCCCTTTCAGCGCCCCACCTGTCAGGAACGCCGCCCACTTCAGGTTCCCAGCCCTGAACTGCGTCGCCGCGTCCGTGACTCCGCTGGGAGTAGCGTCTAGGACGCTCAGGGTGTCCGTAGAGACGATCAGTTGCCGCAGGAGGTATCCCGCCCCCAGATCGGCCTGCCCGCCACAGGTGTCGTCGTCCAGCCAGCCCCAGCCGCCGCCAGTGGCCGTCGCCAGCGAAGGAGGAACGACGCCATCAATCGCGATGGTGCCGCCGCCCTGCCCTGAGAGGATCTTTCCGGTCGTCGGTGACAGTCTCATGAGGTGCCTAACGTCGCATCGAGATAGCCATTGATGATCGACCACTGCACCGGGTCCGTGCAGGCAATCCTGAACACCCGGTCCCGGCTACTGCCCATCCGCCGCAGAATCGCTCGTGTCCGAAACGCCCCAATCGCCCCAGTCTGGACGAAGTGGATGTCACTCCACGTATGTCCCCCATCATCCGACCAGTCGATCTCGAGCAGCGGATCCGAGCCTTGCCCGGTGCTGATGCCGTTGCCGGCGTAGAGGTCAATCTGGAGCTTCGAGAAGAACTGCCGCAGTTGTTCCTGTCCGATGTGCGGGAACCATCGCTCCCGGCGAATCAGGTATTCGACGGGTTCCTGGAGGGGAATCGGTGCCACCGCCCCGCGCAGCACAAACGAGGGACAGGAGAGCGAAATCCCAAACCGTGCGGCTGGAGTGGCACTGACAGCCGCCGTATCAACACCTTGGGCATACGTTGAATCGACAATGGTCGCCTGAATCGTCCCGTCCGACGCCTTGATGTTGTAGAACACGCAGGTATGTGCCGTGCCGATGCTATGCACACGCGTCCAGAACGACGTCGGATCGTCAATCGCATGGAACAGAGAGCACTGGGTCGCATTGTCCAGCGGCGTCCCCAGCGTGTAGGTGTTCAGTGTGGCCCCGGCCGCGTTATACCGCTTGATCTGCGTCACATTCGCCGTCTTGGCGTAGATGACCACAATGCTGTCATCCCCCATCACGAGGATGTCGAGCGTCGAATAGGTGGCAATCCCTGCCACCAGATCCGCACCGAACAGGCTCGTGAGCGGGTTGAACTGCTTCACCGCCGAGTTGACCGGAGATCCCCCACTCCCAATGATGTAGATGACCGTCTCGTCATTCGACGCCGCAAGCCCACTAATACCCGCCGCTGGCAGAGTCCAGGTCTGGGTCACTAACCCATCCCCATCGATCCGCGCAATCCCGCTGGTCGAGGGCGTCTTCCCCACATAGAAGACCTGTGGGGTGACACAGGTGCGGACGGGAGAGGAAGAGGTCGTGGTCAGCGCGGCGACGGTCTGCACCAGCGCGAACTCGGCATCGTAGAGCTTGAATGTCGTGTCATCGTCAGCGACGATCAGGAACCGCCCATTCTCGAGGACATCCCCGCCATTTTCACTGTTCGTCGCGGGAAAGGTAATAAATTGGAGGATCTGGTAGTTCGTCCCATCGGTCGAGGACACGATGGACGCGGGAAATCCCACGACATCATCGTTCGTGAAGATCGATCCCACCGGAATCGTGCTGGTCGGTCCGGGGAGCACCGAAAGCACCATCGAAGCCGTCGCAAGTCCAGCCACCGACTCAATCCGCAGGTAGACCGTCGTCCCATTGGCAATCGGGATCTGCACCGGGAGATTCGTAGCCGTGATCCCGAGGTAGGTCAAGTTGTCGGCCGAGTCGATCACCGTCAGCGTCAACTGGTCCGTCAGATTCGAGAACGCCCACGCCCCTAATATCACTTCTTGGGCATGTCCCGTGTAGGAATACCAGAGCGTCACCGACTGATCGAAGTCCTGCGTAATCGACTGCGGAAGGGTGCCAATCGCCGTCGCGGTCGCCTTCGTGCCGTTACTCGGAAACACCGGATTGGCCACGAATGTCGCGGACCCATTCTGCGTCCAGTTATGTCCGTTCCCGCTGATGTCCAGGATGTCTGACGTCAGCGGGCAGTCCATGTAAAGGCCAGATGTGACCACCGCCACGGCACTTTGCAACTCGGTGAAAATCTGGGCCTGCGTGAGCGCCACCGTCCACTGCCGACAGTAGGCCAGCGCATAGTTGGCCGTGCCCGTCGAGTCTCCACCGAGCAGATCAAACGTGCTCGTCAGGTGGGACAGGTTCTGAGTGACCGTGCCGATCAAGACGCCGTTGCGATAATACCGATTCGCCGTCCCGGACTGCTGCCAACAATGATGGGTCCAGACATCAACCGACGCACTCGTCGTATGCGTCTCTACCGATGTGTCGATGTTGAGCGCGAGCTGATCGCGTGGCGTGTCGTTCTGAATAATCCGACCATATAGCGTGTAGGTCGCAGGCGTCAGGTTGACCGACGCCATGACCACATTCTTCCCACCGGCCGTGGGAATAGTGCTTTGCTTCGTCCAGACCATCCAGGTGCGACTACCAGACGTCGGCAGGAGCGCCGTTGAGCGCGAGAGGTAGTCGGCCGAGGTGGCGAGATGGACGGCCACCTACAGTCCCGTCCCCGACGCAATCGTGTCCGTCGTTAGGTCCAGTCCCTGCCGGTAGATCGTTCCGCTCTGCCGATCCCCCACCAGATGAGTCCCAAACGCAAACGCATGACAACGGCCAAGATGCGGATAATGCCGACGAGTCTTAGGACTCCACTGCGACCGCTCACACCAGACTCCCGTCGCCGCATCGAAGACCCAACTCGTCTCCATGTCCGGCGCATAGACCTGATAGAACGTATGCCCCGCCTCGCTGTAACACCAGCCAATCGACTGGTCCATCCCCTCCGCCCGATTGAAGAAAATCTCGCTAGAGAAGCTAGACACGCGCTGGAAGTTGTAGCCGTTGATCCGCATCACCTGATCGCGGCCGTTCTCATTCCCGCTCAACAGGAATAGCGTATTGTCCATCTTCGCGACGGAGTTCTGCGCCGCGACCCCCCATTCCACCACCGTCTCCGAGATGGGCACATACGGGGTGTCCGCATCACCGCTGTCGAAGTAGGGCAGGGAGTGCTGTGACCCAAACAGCCAGAGCGTTTCGTGGCTCACCGCCATCTGGACGAGGTTGTCCGAGAATAGCGAGACTTCCTCCACCTGCAGCGGATCCCAGGTCGTCGCATCCTCGAGCGCGGAGTAGTAGAACTGACGGGTTCCCCCTCGCAGCACGATAAAGTCGGAGTCAAAGAACACCACCGTCTGCACCGGCTGCATGAAGTTGATGCCCGTGACGTGCGTCAGGGTGTAGGTGGGATCGAACGTCAGCAGGTCGAGCACGTAGAGTTGCCCGAATGACGTCAGCGCCAGTTGATTACTCTGCGTCCCTGATGAGGCAAACGACACACAGTCAGACCCACCGAACTGCGAACTACCGACCGACCCGATGACCGAGACGTTCCCAGAGGCATAGACTTCATGCAGGAACTCGCCACCGACGGCAAAGCACCGCCCATCCTGGTAGAAGATCCCACGGACAGGACCGGCCGAGAGAGTCGCAAATGGCGTCAGGCCGGGACGCGGGACGAGTTGGCCCTGCTGGTTCTTCCCAGAGGCTCCGCCGTCCGGTTGCTCCACGAACCAGTTGATCGTGCGTTCGGCGTCCGCGTTGACCGAGTAGACCGAACCGGAAGGGCCAATGACGCCGGGGACAACAGGCATCTAACCCTCAGGGCTGATCGGTATTGATGTTATACCAGCCGCTCTTCTCGGTCCCGCCCGTGATCCCCGGATCGAGTGACAGGTCCATGACCTTGACGTTCGTCCGCTTCACGTCCTTCAATGACCCCACCGCGTTCTGCATCACGAGTTGATCCACAGGCCGGCCGTAGTAGGGACAGAGTTCAAGGGCCAGGTTCCACTTGAACATCCGCGAATAGCCAGGAGCCATGACCAGCGACGTGGACAGGTTCGTGAACTGCGCCGTCTGCGACCCGAGGTAGATCGCGCAGTAGTTTCCCGTCGCCGTAGGCGTCGGATACAACAGGATCGTGCCGAGGCCGGTGGCAATCGTCGGGTTGTAGTAAATCTGCGTCGGGATGGCGTTCGTCAGCGTC